ACTAAGGAGAACACGTATGCCTAAATACAAAGTAACGTGTATATGCAGTTACCCCGCGTCGGCAGTAATCACTGCACCTAACTTAGAATCAGCAGAGCGCATGGCTGAGGGCATAGATGGCGCAGAGTTTGTGCAAGATGACGATGCCCTGTGCGATACATGGGTCTATTCAATAACACAACAGGAGAACGATGATGACTAAACAACAAAAACTCCGGCGCTATCAAATATCCGTGGTTCTTGACAGATTTGTCGATGTTGTAGCTGACAGTGAAAAAGAAGCCAAGAGAATTGCCCAAGCGAAAATTGATGAGCTTGTTGAAGACTTGTTGGTCACACAAGTAAGTGCTTGGGATATGGCAGTTGGAGACATGTTTTACGAACCCTTAGGGTCTGCCGATGAAACTGAAACTGACGATGAAAAAGAGGCGTGGCATTGGGCTTTGCGATCCAAAGATTACCCAAAGAAAGATGACAAGGAGAACGACAGGAAAAAAGAAGTACCCCTTGCTCGAACATATAAAGATGATATTGCCGATCACTACGCGCAGACGTTACGCGAATCGAAGCGGATGGAAATGGAACTTAAAATTTTTGGGTCAATAGAGGAGAACGATGATGAGTGAAGTAAAAAGACAAAGAGGTAGACCCCGTTTGTTTAGTGACGAGGAGCGGGCAGCTAGAAAGAAACATTACCAGAAAAAAGCCGCTGTTAATTTTAGAAACATAACTACAAACAAAGAAGCCGCAAACCTAGTGTGGGACTCCGTGGTTGTTATGTCTGCCAAGATAGGAGTTAAGTTAACTATTAGCCAAGTTATCATCATACTCCTAAACGATTGGCTTGGAGAAAATGACCCGACAGGGGAACTCAGAAAAGATAAGCGGTACATAAACGACAGAGAAAGGAGAACGAGTGATGAATAGAGATAAAGACCCAGTGATGGTAGACCTTAACCGTTATCTTATGACGCAGGAAGATGACTATGTAGACCCCATCGAAGCTGAGATACAATACCAAGAGTATCTTGCAGATAGCCAAGAGGATGAAAGGAGCTAATAATATTTTCCCGATGGCATAACAATGTTATACACTCAGTAAACTTTTATTAACCCCACACTACGTGGGGTTTTTTTTGTCTTTACAAAGTCCAACCTCCTTGCTATGCTTTCTGTATGGCACTTACTCCCGAAAAGAAAGTTAAGAACAACGTAGTGCGCTTACTCAAGCAGTACGAAGCGTATTACTTTTTCCCTGCAAGCTATGGCATGGGGCGTAGTGGTGTGCCTGATATTGTGTGCTGCTTGAACGGTAAGTTTATTGGCATAGAGTGCAAGGCCGGTGTAAACAAGCCGACGGCGTTACAAGAACGAGAGTTAGATGCTATAAAGAAAGCAGGTGGTTTTTCGTGTGTTATTAATGAAACAAACATACCAAAACTCGCAACTCTATTTGATTACATACTGGAGAACGAAAGTAATGAACAAGGGCTTAGAGCTAATACTGTTGAGGCTAGACAGTCATCCTGAAGAGTTTAAATCCAGAGAAAACATAGACGACAAACTACCTAGAAACAATCGTGGGTACAAGTGGCGTTCTGTTGTTAAGCAGATGCTCGACCATCCACACAAGTATCCTTTTATAGACTCCGCTGACTTAGAAAAGCTAAGTAAAAAATATTGGGCACTCCAAGAAAAAAGCTTCAATCACCTTATCATGGACATGTTGCTACAGGTTGATGATGACTGATGATAGTGTTGGTAGCTGTATCTACCAACATACTAACGGCGTATAGGTGTAGTATTTATTATGGATTTAATAACACTGGATTTTGAAACGTATTACTCAAAACAGTATGGCTTGAAAAAGCTGACTACTGAGGAGTATGTGCGACACAAAAAGTTTGAAGTTATCGGTGTTGCTGTAAAAGTAAACAACGATGCTACTGAGTGGTTTAGTGGGGGTAAGAAAGGATTACATAAATTTCTACACAAGTTTGATTGGGAAAACTCAGTGGCTCTAGCGCACAACGCTATGTTCGATATGGCTATACTCAATTGGCATTTCGACATAAGACCTAAGAAGATTGCAGATACGCTAGCAATGTCTAGGGCAGTACACACCATCGAGGTAGGTGGTAGCTTGGCAGCACTGGCTGAACATTATCGTCTTGGCGCTAAAGGCACAGAGGTGCATGATGCTATAGGGAAGCGGCGTTTGGATTTTAAAAAAGACGAACTTAGTGCTTACGGTGGCTATTGTATACAAGACGTTGAACTTACACGGAAACTGTTCGACATACTTACTAAACGGTTCAACGTGTTTGAACTTAATTTGATTGACCTTACAGCTAGAATGTTTACAGAACCTTCACTGGTGCTAGATACAGGAGTACTAGAAGCGCATTTGCAGGATGTAAAAGATAAGAAAGAAGCATTGATGGCTAAAGTAAAACATGAAAAGACTAAGCTAACTAGCAATCCACAGTTTGCCGAACTATTAATAGGCTATGGTATAAATCCCCCGATGAAGATAAGCCCCGCTACAGGCAAAGATACGTTTGCTTTTGCTAAATCAGATGAAGGGTTTAAAGCTTTACAAGAACACTGTAACCCTGAAGTGCAAGCTCTTGTAGCTGCTAGGCTCGGTGTAAGATCAACTATAGAAGAGAAACGGACTGAACGGTTTATTGCGATAGCGGAACGTGGGCCACTACCCATACCCTTGCGTTACTATGCAGCACATACAGGGCGATGGGGTGGGTCCGATAAGATCAACATGCAAAATTTACCGCGTGGTTCAAAACTAAAGTACGCGCTGTGTGCACCCAAGGGATACAAATTTGTAGACTGTGACTTGTCTCAGATCGAAGCTAGAACTTTAGCTTGGCTTGCAGAGGCCGACGACTTAGTAAAAGCGTTTGATAGAGGCGACGATGTATACAAAATTATGGCGGGTGCCATATACGAAAAGGAACCGGAAGACATTACTAAGGATGAACGTTTTGTAGGTAAGCAGACAGTGTTAGGTTGTGGGTATGGCATGGGCGCTACACGTTTCCAAGTACAGCTAGGCAACTTTGGTGTAGCATTGGATGAGGAAGAATGCCAAAGGATTATAGACATATACAGAGATACATACGTTGAAATACCCCAGCTATGGCGAGAGGCTAACAACTGCCTTGATGAGATTATAGAAGACAAAGAAACTACGTTTGGTAAAGACGACATACTAAAGGTGCAGGGTCGTAAAGGGATAGAGTTACCTAACGGATTGTATGTTAAGTACCCTAACTTACGAGAAGAATACAACAAAGAAACTAAATACACTGAGATGTTATATGACACCAAAAAGGGTAGGACAGTTATACCTACTAGGTTATATGGTGGTAAAGTTATAGAGAATGTATGCCAAGCACTAGCGCGAATTGTTATAGGTGAACAGTTGTTACGTGTAGCAAAGAAATACAAAGTAGTAATGACCGTGCACGATGCGATAGGTTGTGTTGTACCTGAAGGAGAAGTAAAACAAGCCATGAAGTTTGTTGAAGACAGTATGAGGGTGCGGCCTAAATGGGCACAGGATTTGCCACTTGATTGTGAAGGTGGATTTGGTAATTCATATGGAGAATGTTAGACCACGGGGGTTATCAATCGCCCCCAAAACCCCAGTGAGCGGTGGGTAGGTTTCATACGCCTAAAACACTCACAGTATGCAATACAGCTTACCAACTCAGGTTATCACGGTGCTCCCTTTGTGCCAGATAAGCTTCGTTCTCCAGCAGTATGTGCATGCCGGGTAAGCCACGCTACGGTTAGTCGTACTTTCTACCCGAAGTACGCACCAAATTCTAAGGGGGAGTTATGAAAAGACTAACCAAAGCAAGACTAAAGAATGAGTTGTTCATACTTAAGCAGGATATAAAAGACTTACGACAAGCTGAGAAGATTTGGGAAGGACTTCTTGCTAGTTGGCCTGATGACACCGACTACATCTATGTGGATGAAGAAGGTGCAGTTGAAGAAACTACTGGAGCATTACACTAATGGCACTAATGAAAAACGCTTTAGAGAAACAAACTGGTGGTACTCACTACAAGGATATGGCTATCCAACCGGCAGAATACGCCGAGAAGAACGGCTTGTCGTTGCTTGAGGGTAACATCGTTAAGTACATTTCACGGTGGAAAAAGAAAGGTCAACCGCTATCTGATCTCAACAAGATCATACACTGCGCGGAACTGATAAAAGAAATCCACAACGTAAGCGAAGACAAATGAAATTAACTATAGAGTTAGACGAAGAAGATGTGGAAGAAGTTATACAGCTTATGCACAGAGTTATCGAGGCTGTAGATAAGCTGGAAGACTACAGCGGAACTGGTATTAAAGAAACTGGTATCAAGGAGATTGAGGATGAGTGATCCATATGTGTTTAACTGTACGGTAGTGCGTGTAATTGATGGAGATACTGTAGATGTCGATGTTGATTTGGGTTTTGGTTGTTGGGTACGCGGTAACAATGGTCGGATTCGTTTGTTTGGCATTGATGCTCCCGAATCTCGCGGAGGAACTGTGGAAACAAAAGCACATGGGCTTCTCGCAAAGAAGTTTGTACAAGACTTCCTCAAAGTCGGAACGACATGCACGTTAAGAACTTTAGATAAGGGTAAGTTTGGTAGGTACTTAGGTGACTTTAAAGTTTACGACAAGTGGCTATGTAAAGAACTTGTAGATAACTTTCTCGCTGTACCCTACTCCGGGCAGAGTAAAGACACTATTGCAATGTTACATGAAGCTAACCGTCAGAAACTAATAAAACAGGGGTTGTTATGAGATTATTGTTTATAGCTACGCTATGCCTGCTCTCTCAAATAAGTACGGCGGAATGTAGATACGTGTGGGTGGACCATGACTACAATGTAAGAACGGCTTTAGTGCAAAGACAAGTTTGTGATTCACCCATAGACTTACCTGCCCTGCCTAAGCTTAGCTTACCCCCACTCGTATTGCCTTGGACATCTACAATAGCACTACCCACACTAGACCTTGTGCCATGTAAAAACATAAATGTATACGAGAACGGAGAATGGGTAGTAAAAAAGGTCTGCTCAAAATGACAGCTTGGAGTTACAGTAGCATAAGCACGTTCAAGCAGTGCCCTAAAAAATACTACCACTTGAAGGTAGCTAAGGACGTGAAAGATAAAGGTAGTCAGGCCCTTGTGTATGGAAACCAAGTGCATAAAGCAGCCGAGGAGTTTATTAGAGATGGAATTGAAATCCCTAAAAAATTCTCCTACATGAATCCGATACTAGATTCTCTATCTAACATTGAAGGGGACAAGCATTGTGAATTACGTTTTGGTATATCTTATGACGGAGAAAAACATAAGAAGACTAAGTTCTTTGCCAGAGATGTATGGTGGCGTGGTATTGCTGACCTAGTAATAGTAAACCATGACAAAGCGTTTTTAATAGACTACAAGACCGGAAAAAGTGCAAAGTACGCGGATACTGCACAGCTCGACATATTAGCAGCGGCGACTTTTACTTATTTTCCTGAAGTGCAATACATAAAATCTGCGCTAGCTTACGTAGTTAGCAATGAGTTTGTAAAGAAAGTGCATACACGAGACGAGCACGAGCTTTTATATACCACCTTCGATGAACCTTTAGAGGCTCTAGCTTCTGCGGAAAAGTATGATGTGTGGAACGCTGTATCGGGTCCACTGTGTGCGTACTGTCC